TTAGCCTAAAATCTGTAGTTCTGCCATATCTGCAGCAAGGTTATATATTTTTGCATGCTTATTATTTCCATGTGTATCGGTAACCTTAGCTCTAAATTCGGCAATAGTCCCTAAGAAACAACCACAAGACACTGTTATACCTTTGTCTTTATTTTTGAAAAATGTCGTAAAACTAAATCTACTACCAATGCGACCGATCAATAAATAGTCAGCGTTGTCGCACACCCTAGCGTCGCCGCACACCCTAGCGTCGCCGTACACCCTAGCGTCGCCGTACACCCAAGCGTCGCCGCACACCCTAGCGTCGCCGTACACCCTAGCGTCGCCGTACACCATAACGTTGTCGTACACCCTAGCGTTGCCGCACACCCTAGCGTTGCCGTACACCATAACGTTGTCGCACACCCAAGCGTTGCCGCACACCATAACGTTGTCGCACACCCTAGCGTTGTCGCACACCATAACGTTGTCGCACACCCTAGCGTTGTCGCACACCCTAGCGTTGCCGTACACCCTAGCGTTGCCGTACACCCTAGCGTTGCCGTACACCATAACGTTGTCGCACACCCAAGCGTTGTCGCACACCCAAGCGTCGCCATCTTGCGCTAAGTTATCTTCTTTTTCCACATATCCACCAAGTTCACCAGCTTCAACACTTCCAAAGCTAATTAAAGCCTTAATCCTAAATAATTTCTTGCCCCATTGTTCTATAAACTCTGCTGTCAACTCATACTTTTTCATAGTTACCGCTCCTTTAAACTTTAGCTAAATCACCTTGACGACATGCTGACCGTTTTGGTACTACATCAGGCACTAACGGATGATATTTATAACACCGCTCACGATCAGCAACCACATAAGTAAATCCGCTTTCTTTGTCTACTCTCAAAAACGGTTGATGTCCGCTGTATGGGCAATCAACAGTGTTAATACATTCAGCGCATTTTCGTTCGACGTCTGCGATAAAGCTGATATCGTTGTAATTACGCTTTATAAAGCTATCGTCAGCATCAGGGAAAATCCTCTTTGCTGCAGCTCTAACTTTCTCACTTATTGGCTGCCGTAGTTCGCCAAATGTTTTTCCGGCAGCAAGATCAGCAAAGAGCTTCTTTACAAACTTATTTGCCGCTTTAGAATTACGCTCAATAGCTTTCTTTTCTGCGCCAATTTTATTCTGCCGGACTATAGACAGCGCTGTATTGATGTCGAACCACGTTGCCCAGCGTGTATTGTTATTAGCCACCCACTCAACAGCTTCCGCCCAATCATTGACCTGTGTATACTTGTATTGTTCCAACGTTTTAGCCATAAAGTTTTCCCGCTGCACATCATTCATCGGTGGTGGAGTTAAGCCAGCTGCTCGCCATACCACAAACGCAGCCTCTATATCGCCTATATCAAGCATTCAAATCACCTCACCATGCCCATTCTTTTTTCTGCTCTGTAACACGTATCTCATCTTCCCAACGCCTGTCCTGCAAGAAGGTTTCAGGGTATGGAATATAAGCCCCGTTGTTCTCTTTCCAACGGCTTGTTTGTTTATACTGCTCAACAGCAGCTATGATTTTTTCGTACAGCTCCACACAAGGATCAACCAGCTTGTTCCACTCGATTTTAGCTACAGGCTTTTTTACCTTCACTGGGTATGCTTCCCAAAATCGGGCAAAATATTCTTCCCGCTCACAATCAGGCGCTTCTTGTTTCTTTTCGTTTTGTTTATTATTAATAATATTATTTATATATACTTTCTTCTCCGCGCGAGATTGTGTTACAGGTTGTGTATCAGTTTGTGTTACAAGTTGTGTTACAGGTTGTGTATCAGTTTGTGTTCGGTATACGATACACAAATCAAATATCTGATAAAAACCTGATCGACTACCTTTGCCGCCCTGGTATGAAATCAGCCCCATCTGAATTAGAGTATTCCTATGCCTACTTAATTCAGTCCGAGAAATTCCACACACCGATTGCAGCATCGTGCTGGACACGGTAAACTCTTTTTGCCAGCCGCCTAAATTGTTAAAGTGCAATAATGCCATATACAAATCAGCAGCTCGGCTATTAAGTTGGTTGAGTAACCGCCAGCTCCAAAACGCATTCATCTGTGCAACGTAGTTCATAATAATCCTTTCAGTCGTCTAAATAATTTCTTCCGATAATCTTCATAAATTCTTCTCTGCTGTGAGTTTCTTCAAACTTACGTTGACATTCTCTTTTCAGCAGTAAATCTGTTTTCCTATCCTGATGCGGACCGTTCTTCCCCTTATGATATTCAGGGGTAAGCCAAACTTTAAAGCCATATCTTTCACTGATTTTTCGTAACGGACCAAAGAAACAATGATGCTCCTCAAGTGGCACATTTTGCGCTCCAGATAGGTAACAATATTTTTCTTTCTGTATGATACTCTTAGCCATCTTTAACGCCCCACTCCCTGATTAGGTCATCTAATTCTTCCTGCGGCCTAGTTTCTACGCCAATCTCTTTTGCCGTCGATACCAAACAATCTATAAAACGGCTCATCTCTTTCGTGTCATAAGCACTGCTACCGTAATATACCCTTACATTGCTATAGCCTTTAATGTTCTGACATTCACCAAGCAATTCAGCTATCCAGCCAACACCATTGCTTTGCCAAATTTCAATAGTTCTGTTTACAGCGTCAGTTGGCACTGGCCATATTCTGCCGTAACCACATTCCCTGATCGCCTTCCTGTAAACATCTTCCTTGCTGTGAAAGCTCTCTTCTGACAGCTTTTCTGCTATCTTTTGACACAATACCCAAGCGTATTTATTAGCGTCGTTAGAACGCCCTTTGCGCCATTGCTTGACCTCTACGACATACTGCTTTTCAGGATCGATTTTATTGATTTCTTCTTCCTCTGATAAAGGGACAGGTACTACTAAATTTATGTATCCCATCCCTTTTAATGTCTGTAACCCTTTAACTGTTAGCTTCATTTTGCTGTTGCCGCCTTAGCGTTTATCGCAGCTCTTATGGCCTCATGAGCATTCACATATTTATCGTCGTTTAAGAGTTTTTCAAGTACTTCAATTTTCAAAAACTCAACATCATGCCAATCACCATTTTTATCCTGGATTTGACACTGTACTCCGTTGATAAACCTTACAGATCCATTCTCACTAACTGATGTAATGTTAATCGGACTTTCTACAGGTTTTTTATCCTTTTTTTCTTGCCTTGCCATTGCTTTTTCTCCGTCATCATCTTCCTGCGCCAGACCAACCATCGCGGCAAGAGCATATCTTCTGCCGTAAGTAATTGCGCTGCCAATGGCTTGCGGATCTAATTTAGTGACAGTCATTGTTAGAGTGCTGGATATATACTGCCCGCTTGAATGTGCAAGCATCGTTGTAATGTTCAGTCTGCCGTTCTCATTGATTTCTTCCGGCATCTGGATAACTGATATTTCATTTGCAGTTAATGCTTCTCTGCACGTGTTCCAACATTCAGCCAGATCTGCATATTTACTTTTGAAAAACGGATTACTGCTGCTTTTCTTTGCCCCTTCAATCTGCCCCTGTGCCTTTGCCAAAGCGGCGGCAAGTTCATTTATCTGTTCACTCTTCAACATTGGTCAGACCTCCAGTCTTCTATTTTATTTTCGATAGTATTTGCGCTGTTATGAATCCACTTTAGAAGCACGCTGACTTTGGCTTCATCCCCATCTAGATCATCCATTTCTTTCAGATTCTCTAAAATAGATTCTGCTTCATATCGCAGCGAATATACTAAATCGTCAAATTTATCCATACTTGCAATCCTCCAATTCTTTTGCTAAAATGAAGGTGGACGCTAAACTTCGTAAAATTTACATGTCCACCCTGAGCTACCAACGGTGCAACGTTGATAGCTCTTTTTCTTTTGCTTTCTCATAATCACTCCTCCTAAACTAAATCAGATACTTCACAGTCCATTGCTGCTGCAATTTTCCTGAGCGTAGATAATGTCACGTCTTTACCGTTTTCAATATCAATTAGATTTTTATACCAAACACCACTGACTTTAGCTACTTGATATCTGGACAAACCTTTTTGTTCACGAATTTGTTTAATTTTGTTCATCTTGAATACTCTCCTTACTGTGGTACAATTACTATATATGGAGGTGATATTATGAAAATGATTGCTGTAGATTCATCAAACGTTGAATGTATTGGTTATGAGAATGGAGTAATTGAGGTTCATTTTCACAACGGATATGCTTATCGCTATCCAAACTGTACCGAAGATTTGTTCAACAAGTTTCTTGCTTCCCCATCTAAAGGGCAGTTTGTCCACAATGTTTTAAAAGGACGCGGTGAAACTCGCATTCGTTAATCCCAATCATCATCAAAAGGAACTTGAATATCTGTGCTCAAAATCTCAACACTTGCGCCTGTGACTATTGCCGTAGTCATGGGCGTATGGTGTTTTCTGATGTATTCTACTAATGGTCTTGCAGCTTCTTCTAATGTTTTAGCTTCTTGCTTGATATTTTCGTTCATGTTTTTTCTCCTATCTTCGCTCATCTCAACACCCCTACTGTCACTACAGCAGCCATAATAGCTACGTATGTTCCAATAAATATTGCAGTAGTCGCTACGGTAAAATCTCTAATCATAAGCCTGCCACCTGCCCCATAGCGTAACCAATGTCATATATCAGCTTAACTACTATTGCTATAGACAAAGCTGTTAATGCCCATACACACGGCTGCTCATTAATACTCTCTTTCATTACTACTGCTATTCCTGCTGCTTTGATTAGTGACCTCATAATTAAACCTCCTATAAAGCCTTTAGAGCTGCTTCAAAATCAAATTTTTTCTTCGCTATACCCCTCTAATATTTCAGGGCTATTAACTCTTCTGGTGTAAGCCCCATATAATCACAAAATTGTGCAGCACTAATATGATAGGAATAACGACTTTCACTAACTTTTACGGCAGTTCCAAATGGAAGTAATTTTCTTTGTAATCCAATACGGACAAATTGTTCTGATTTTCCCATGATTTTTGCTGCTGTTGGAACTTTGATACTTAACATGGTTAGTCTCCTTTCTGTTTACTTTTAGTAGCGATAGAGGGCAAAAAAATATTGTCCTCATCAACCGAGTAAAGTCTGCACAATGCATCAAAATTACCCTTGTCAATCGATGTTTTACCCTTCTCCCAATTTATTATAGTAACTTTACTTTTCTTTAACATTGCTGCTACAGCCTCCTGAGTTAATCCTGCGTTTATTCGTGCAGCTTTTAGCGATATTTTCAATGTCATTTATTACACCACCTTTCATGTCTTTATTATAGTTTACTTTAAGTAGCGTGTCAACACTTTCCGTAAACTTTTTTAATAAAAAGTGTTGAGTTTTTGTTTCTAAAAGTGTTATAATTTAACCAGAGGTGATAAAAATGGAATTATACAGACAGATCTTTAGCGATAATCTAAAAAGACTTTTAGATATAAACAACGAAACTCAAACAGAATTGGCTCAGTCCTTAAATATAAATCGTTCGGTCGTTTCTTCTTGGTTGTTAGGAACCAGGTTTCCACGAATGAATACTGTTGAAGAAATAGCTTCTCACTTTGGAGTGCAAAAATCTGATTTATTAGAAAAGAAAAATTATAATATTTCTGATTCTCCATTCCAATATCCATTCATTCCTGACGCTGTAGCAGCAGGTATACCATGCACAATAGAAGGGCGAAAGGAATTACCAACGATAGGTATTTCTGACGCTATCATGGGCAAATATGCAGGTAATAAACATATTTTAATCATGCGTGTTAATGGCGAAAGTATGAATAATGTTATACCTAGTGGTTCTTTTATTGCTGTAAAAACAGATATAGAAGTAAAAAATTTAAAAGATGGCGATCTGGTTGTATTTGGTAAAGAACATGAATATAGTCTAAAACGATTTTATGATGCAAACGATAGAATAATATTCAAACCTGATTCCAGCGATCCACGTTTTACAGATCATGTGTATAACAAAAATGATAGTGTATTTATTGTGGGTAGAGTTGTATTATCAATCAGAAACTATGAATAACCATATAAAACAAAATACCCCAGCCATTAAGCTGGGGTATTATAGTATAGGAGTGAAAAAATGCGACTACCAAATGGTTATGGCAGTATAACAAAATTATCTGGGAAAAGACGCAAGCCTTTTATGGTTCGCATAACGACTGGTTACGATAACGAAGGTAAACAGCTAATGTCTGTGTTAGGATATTATACTACACGTAACGAAGCTCTTGCTATGCTGGCCGAGTATAACAAAAATCCATATAATCCGATTGCTCGTAAAACAACTTTCAAGGAAATTTATGAATCTTTTTGTAATGAGAAATATATAAGCAAAGATATTAAAATACCACATGCTTATACTTCTTCTTTTGCATGGTGTACTCCAGTTCATTACATGGCATTTCCAGATATAAAACTATCTGCAATGCAGAAAATAGTTGATGATTGTAATAAAAGTAGGGCTACAAAAAAGAATATAAAAATACTTTTTAATCGACTATCTAATTATTGTTTAGCCAATGATGTAATTGATAAAAATTACGCTTCTCTTATTGAGCTCCCTCCTGATATAAAAAGTGAAGTACACAAACCATTTACAACAGAAGAACTTAATATGTTATGGCTTCACGCAGACGATATTAATATCCAAATTGTGCTCATACTATGTTATACCGGAATGCGTCCTACAGAGTTAATGACACTAAAGCATAGTAACGTCCATCTTGACGAAAGATATATGTTAGGCGGAATAAAAACCAAAGCTGGCAAAGACAGGGTTATTCCTATAGCACAAAAAATATTCCCATTTATCAAAAGGCTGTATGAACAAAATAACGACTACCTTTTAACTTATGAAAATAAAAAAGTAGAGTATGATACTTTCAGAAGGAAATTATTTGCTCCAGCAATGAAGCTTGTAGAACTAAAGCACTACCCCCATGATGGACGCCATACCTGTGCAACACTTTTGGATAATGCTCAAGTCCCAGATAAAATTATCAAAAAAATACTTGGACACGCTACTACCGATATCACCGAAAAAGTTTACACTCATAAGACAATTCGGCAACTTGTAGACGCTATAAATCAAATTTAA